CCGAGAGGCCCGCCGCGACGCAGTGCATATCACCCACAGGGAAACCCCTGTGCTATTTGTCCAAAGGAGTTCGCTTGCCACCTTACCCTACTACCCGTAGTAGGTCCATTGACCACATCATGCCAAGGTCTAGATATCGATCTAGATCTCGGGAATATCCTTATCCCGAATATCCATGGCGTGATTGGGGTCCTTGGGTTACTACCCCGGGCGTAGTCGTTGAAGGTGGGACACAGATTACTGTGTCGGAGGGTCATCGTTGGCCTCCCCCTAAGGGGAGTACCGGCGATGTCGGAGGTGATTTCTTCACCACGAAGCAGTACATTGCTAACTACCCTAAGGTAGCTGGCTATGGTACTACTTATTATGGGAACCCGGATTATCCTGCAACTCAAATTGAGGCGCAGTTTCCGTTGTTGCCCATTAATCCGAACAGCAGCGAGTATCCCCGTTGGGGCGTCTCTCTTCATTCAAAAGATTCAACTTTGGATGAAAAAGGCGCAACAGCGGTTGCTCGTTGCAAACCCACTAACTCAGTGGCCGACCTCTCCACTTTCTTGGGAGAGACCATCAAAGATGGTCTCCCCAAGCTAGCTGGAGCTGCACTGTGGAAGGAGAAGACCAAACTCGCTAAAGGAGCGGGTTCGGAATACCTCAATCTACAGTTCGGCTGGCAGCCTCTCGTTAATGACGTGAGAAGTATATCTCGCGCCATTACCCACGCAAATACTGTGCTTGCACAGTATGAGCGTGATGCGGGAAAGCTGGTCAGACGGTCGTTCCACTTCCCAAGCGAGACGAAGCGTGACGTAGTGTCACTCGGAGACAAGATGCCTTGGGCCGCTAACATTGGCACAAGTTTTCTTGAATCTCCCTTCGTTGGGAGCCTGTATCGCACCACTGAGTCGGTGCGGGATGTCTGGTTCAGCGGAGCTTTTACCTATACTATTCCTTCCGGAAGTGAGACCCGGTCGGAAATGGATAGGATCGCTGCACTGGCCGATAAGTTATTCGGCATAGACATCACTCCAGAAGTTCTCTGGAATCTGGCTCCCTGGAGCTGGGCTGTAGACTGGTTCTCGAACGCCGGAGATGTTCTTTCGAATGTCTCCGACACGATAACCGACGGCCTGGTTATGCATCATGGTTACATAATGGAGCATAGCTTCAATAAAGTAACCTATGATATGACAGGTCTCCGTCATCAAAACGGATCCCCTGTCAGCGTGCCGTCCCTTAGTTTCGTTACAGAAACTAAAGTAAGACGCGCGGCTAACCCCTTTGGATTTGGAGTAAAGTGGGAAGGGCTCTCACCCTTCCAACTCTCCATAGCTGCTGCTCTTGGTTTAACCAAGGGCAGTAGGTAGTGCATTTGCACTGCCGTCAACCACCAAGAGATCTCAAATGAGATCTCATTTAAGGAGCATTGCCTAATGGCATTCACCGACCCACAGTCCATTACCATTTCCGGTTCGACCATTTCGCTCCCACGTACCAACGTGGGTAACCGAAGTGCCGAGTACGAAAGTGCCGATGGACTTGTGAAGCTGTCCGCTAGCCACGCCCTAGGGCGTCGCGAAAGGGACGTGCTTCGGATCGACCATTCGAAGATCACCACGGATCCGTTTATCCCCGCGCAGAACTCGAAGGTTTCCATGAGTTGTTACATGGTCTTCGATCTTCCGCCCGTGGGTTACACGGATACCGAGGCTCTCGCAGTGTATACGGGCTTTAAGGGCCTGTTCACTGCGTCTTCGGACGCTCTCATCACCAAGCTTCTTGGTGGAGAGAGCTGAGCAATGATATGGAGGTTCAGTCTCATTGTGTATTTAAACACTTTGATTCTGATTTACTTCATATCGCTCAAGGTCGATCAGGTCTCCCGTTGTTTTGGGTGAGATAACAGTTGATTCTGCAACTCATCTCTACAACGTGGGGCCTGGTCTACTGGTTTCAATCGCCCTTCTTGGGATTTTAATCCTAAGTTGGATAAACGATTGAAGTGAAGCCCAGCCATTAGGCTAAGGATACTATACCTCTATTAGGAGGAAGTATGAAAAGCCTAATGATGCTCTGGACAAAGCTGGCCAATGAGTCGGCCAGCAGATGTTGCACTAGCGCCACCCGTGACGTTAAAACCGTCACGCGTCGGGTCGAACACGAGGGGTTATCATTTCTAACGATAACCTTGCCTGAGTTTGGAAAGGCGATCCAAAAATCGCTTGACCAAGCAAAGGTAGTCCCCAGCGATTTCCAAGGTTTTCATTTTGGAAATCGGTGTCTCCCTGTATTTTTACAGGGTTTCACGGAACGTGTGTTCGATCCAACTAGTGGTGTGTTGCTCGATGCTCCATGCATTGAAGCAATCCGTGCTCTAAGGCAGTTAACACTGCTGTTGAGCAAGGTCCAACTACCGTGCAGCGATGCACGAGAGAAGGATGCATTGTATGGATACATCGAGTGTGAGAGGAGTGTCCGTGATCACGATTCCCGTTTGTCAGACGATGACTTGTCTGACTTTCATCGGGTTTCGCGTGTGCTTTTCGCGAGCACCTTTTCCCGAGCGGACCGAAAGGTCTACCTGGGTGAAGTCTCGCCTAAGCACGGACCTGGAACAACAGCTGATAAACTTCTCGGAAACGAGAAGTGGAATCAGCGTGTCTGGACCAGGCGGTTGGAGGCTATTTTCCCCTCAGGGGAGAACCTCCTACCCAACTGGAGATACTACGACCAGTTGGATGCCGTGGACACCCTCGAACCCGGAGCGGAAACCCCCGTCAAGGTGGTTTCCGTCCCTAAGACGCTCAAAACGCCTAGGATTATTGGCGTGGAACCCACTGCTATGCAATATGTACAGCAGGGGGTACTACAGATAATCCTAGAGTCCTTGTCCGAAATTGACACTTCGGATAGGACATCGCGGTTCAAGAAGAAATTCTTGACCACGACGCTCGGATTCACAGACCAAACTCCTAATCAGAGAATGGCCTGTGAAGGCTCCCGTAGTGGGAACCTAGCTACGCTCGATTTGAGCGAAGCATCCGACCGCGTTTCGAACCAGCTCGTAAGGACGATGCTCACCGATCACCCATATTTGCTTCAGGGTGTCGATGCGTGTCGTTCCCGACGGGCTAACGTGCTTGGTAAGACAATACGTCTTGCCAAGTTCGCGTCTATGGGTTCAGCTCTTACCTTCCCCTTCGAAGCCATGGTCTTTCTGACCTTGGTGGTAGTTGGGGTAGAGCGAGAGCTCAACACTCACCTAGAGTGGAGTGATTCCCGTTTACGGGACTTGCTCCACAAGGTGCGTATCTACGGGGATGATATTATCATTCCTGTAGAGTTTGTGCCAGCCGTGCTGGACGTGCTTTCAACCTTTGGGGCGAAAGTTAACGTCGGCAAGTCCTTCTGGAACGGAAAGTTCCGGGAGTCTTGCGGCAGGGAGTACTACGACGGAAATGACGTAAGTATCGTCAAAGTCCGTCAGGTATTCCCAGCAACACGGCGGGACGTTACCGAGGTCATTTCACTTGTATCTCTAAGGAATCAGCTTTTCCTAGCTGATTACCTGGAGACAGTGGAATGGTTGGACTCCATCATCCTGAAAGTGATAAAACACTTTCCGGAGGTGGGCCCTAATTCCCCGGTGCTTGGCCGTCTCACTCATGGCCCCCTTAGGGGTACAGAGTGGGATAAGGACCTACAACGCCCTTGTGTCAGGGGTTATGTAGTTTCAGCTCAACCGCCTAGCAACTCGCTAGATGGGATGGGTGCCTTGCTTAAGTTCTTACTTAAACGCGGCGGACTGCCATCCGTCGACAGTAAGCACTTAGAACGTTCTGGACGTCCTCAGCGCGTCGACATCAAGCTGAGACGAGCGCCCCTCTATTAGAGGGGAGCTGGGCCTAACGGCCTGCGAGGAGGTACCTATA